ACTATATCAATCGTGTCACATATTACACAAACAAGGTAAATACTTTATAACACATTTTAAAGAATTGTTTGCCTTAGATGGAAAAAAATCAACGTTAGTTGTTAATGATATTCAAAGAAGAAACACTATAGCAATATTATTACAAGATTGGAATTTGATAGATATAGTTGATAAATCTAACACGGAAGATAAAGCACCTTTATCACAAATAAAAGTATTACCTTTTAAAGAAAAACCAGAGTGGACTTTATCAGCAAAATATAATATTGGTAAAAAAGTAGAGACTAATGAAGAAGTTAAAGATGAGAAATAAATGGAAGTTTCTAAATTTAAAGAGTTTATTAGTGAAGATAGAAGTATAGATAGAAAAGATAAATCTATTACTATTGCTATCATCACAATAGCAGATTCAAAAGACCCTAAAGAAAATACAACTGCTGATCTTATACAAAAAGCGTGTAAGAAAAAAGGCTTAAAATGTATTATTGTAAATACTAAATCTACAATCATAACAGATAAAGATGAAGATAAAAATACTTTAACTGTTTATAATTATGATGGTAAAAATAGTGAACACACTTTCACTGGTAAAGATACAATTTGTTTTACAAGAGGTGGTGCTTTAGAAGATGAAGCAGGACTATCTCTAATATCTTCATTTCAAAACTCACAAGCATTTATGTTAAACACAAGAGCGGCAATGCTTACTTGTGATAACAAACTTACAGCTGCTTTGTTGTTTGAAAAGTTTGGGTTACCTACACCTAAAACATCTTATGTTTCTAATGAGAATAATATTAAGACTGCTTTAGATATGGTAGGCGGTAAATTTCCTGTGATAATGAAAACACTTACAGGTACACAAGGTGTTGGTGTTATTAAAATTGAGAGTTATGAAGGTCTAGTGGCAACTTTACAAGCAATGTGGAAACTAGAAGCAGAAATATTATTACAAGAGTATATGCCTTCTAAGTTTGATGTAAGAACAGTAGTAGTAGATAATAAAATTTTTGCTAGTACAAAAAGAACTCACAGCTCTTATGACTTTAGATCAAACACACATAGAGGGGCAGAGGCAGAACCATATACTATAGATGATGAAGAAAGAGAATTAATATTAAAGGCAGCCAGAGTTTCTAAAGCATATTATGTAGGAGTAGATCATATAATATTTAATAATAAACCATATCTATTAGAGATTAACGGTAGTCCAGGTTCAGGTGCTGATTACGAGGGGTATCAACATAGAGATTATTACGCTGACGCAGAGCCAGCAGGTAGAATTGATGGCGAAAAAGTAATAGAAAATTTAATTGATTATGTTTCAGAAAGAAAAAATTGGGATAGACAATCACTTTTAGAAACTGGTTGGTTAGAAACAGTTGATTTAGATGAAGTAGGTAAAGTAAGAGTTAAGTTTGATACTGGTAACGGTTCAGCTGCTTGTGCCTTACACGCAGACAAAATTTTAGAAGATGGTAAGATTGTTAAATGGAAATATGATGGCAAGACTTATAGTAAACCTAGACATGGTACAAGTAAAGTGTTTAGATCAAATGCTACTAACGAACCATCAGAGGTAAGACCAACTATATTAATGGACTTAACATTTAATGGTTTTACATATAAAGATATAGAGATTGGTTTAGACCAAAGACCTAGATCAGGTTCAGACCTACTAGTCAATAGAGATTTAATGCGACAGATGAATATTAGTGTCAACCCTAATAGAACGTTTGTATTAAGTAAAAGAATAAGACCCATTGAAAAAGATGGTAAAAAAGATAAAATTGGCTTTGAAAAGAAATAAAACCTTGACAAGGACGATAAAGAGTGATATAATTAAACAATAATCAAGGAGATATAATGCAAGAAGTGAAGTTATTAAGATTGACCACTGGCGAAGATGTAATTGCTAAAGTGGGTGAGAACGACCAAGGTGTAAGTTTACATAAACCATTTGTAATCATACCACAACAATCAGCACCAGGAAAACCTATACAACTTATGATGAGTTTGTATAATGCGTTTGGTAAGAGTGATACAATTACTCTAGCAAAAGATAAGATTGTTTTTACTACAGAACCAAAAGATGATCTTGTAAAATCGTATGAGGCAAATACTAGTACGATAATTCAATCAAAATCAAATCTAATTACAGAAAACAAACTACCTAAACTTTAATAGTGATTACTGTTTACTTTGTAAGAGACGGCTCTAAAATACGAGTTGATGTTCCTGTGAACACAACTCTTATGGAAGCAGCTAAACAAAGTGATGTACCTATACATGAAATACCTGCTGATTGTGGTGGGTCTTGTGCTTGTTGTACATGTCACATCCATTTAACTGATCAATGGGTTGACAAACTAGGTAAAATAGATTATAATGGCTTAGAAACTAGTTTGATAGAATATGAAAAAAATTATGTAGAGGGTATAAGCAGACTTGCTTGTCAAATACAATTGAAACCTGAACATGATGGACTAATAGTGAATTTATTAAAACATGAACTTTTATAAAAATGTAATAGAACATCACGGCAAGTTGCTTGTTCGTGGCGTTAGAGACGGCAAAGACTATAAAGAAAAAATAGATTATAGTCCTACTCTTTATGCTATGACACAAGAAGAAAGTCAATTTAAAACTTTACAAGGTCAAAACTTAAAACCTATTACTTTCGGTAATATCAAAAAAGCAAGAGATTTTAAAAGACATTATAATACAGGTAACGCACCAATCTATGGTATGGATCGTTATCACTATCAGTACATATCAGATAAACATCCTAATGAAATTGATTTTAAAAAAGAAGCAATTAAAATATTTACTTTAGATATTGAAACTAGTTGTGAAAATGGATTTCCAGATGTAGAAAATCCTATTGAAGAAATACTTTGTCTTACTGTTAAAAATCAATCTAATAAACAAATCATAACTTGGGGTACAGGTGAGTTTACAACAAGAAGAGAAGATGTTTATTATATTAAATGTAATACAGAAAAACAATTGATTATGGAATTTATGAAGTTCTGGATTAAAAATTATCCAGATGTCATAACAGGTTGGAATACTAAATTTTTTGATTTACCATATCTAGTAAACAGAATAAGAATGTTAACAGATGAAAAAGTTATTAAAAGATTATCGCCTTGGAATTTAATTGAAAGATCAGAAATAACTAGTTGGGGAAGAAACCAAACTGTTTATCATCTATTAGGTATTGTTATGTTAGATTACATGGATTTGTATCGTAAGTTTATACCTGCTAAGCCAGAGAGTTATAAACTAAATTACATAGGTAAAATAGAACTAGGTGAAGTAAAAGATGATAATCCATATGAAACATTTAAAGACTGGTATACAAAAGACTTTCAATCATTTGTTGATTATAATATACAAGACGTTGAGATTGTTGATAAGTTAGAAGATAAACTAAAACTTATTGAACTTATATTAACTATGGCGTATGAAGCAAAGATCAATTATGATGATGTATTCTCACAAGTTAGATTTTGGGATACTCTAATCTATAATCATCTAAGAAAAAAGAATATAGTCATACCACCTAAAGAAGATAATATAAAAGAATTTAAATATGACGGTGCTTATGTAAAAGAACCTTTAGTAGGTTTACATAAATGGGTTGTGTCATTTGATATTAACTCTCTATATCCTCATTTAATAATGCAATATAATATTTCGCCAGAAAAAATTATAGGTGTTAAAAGTAATGGTATTAATGTAGATAAACTTTTAAATCATGCTACGCCACTTACACATTTAAAAACTGAAGGTGCTACTATAACTCCTAACGGTGCTATTTTCAAAACAGACAATCAAGGTTTCTTACCTGAGATTATGGAAAAGATGTATGGGGATCGTGTTGTTTATAAAAAGAAAATGATGATAGCAAAAACAGAATATAATAAAACAAAAGACCCTCAACTATTAAAAGAAATTAGTAGATGTCATAATATTCAGTATTCTAAAAAGATAGGTCTTAACAGTGCTTACGGCGCTGTAGGTAATCAATATTTTAGATACTATGATGTAAGACAAGCAAGTGCTATCACATCAGCAGGTCAATTTGTAATTAGATATATTGAAAAATCTGTAAATGAATTTATGAATGATATATTAAAAACACATAACAAAGTTGATTATATTGTTGCGTCTGATACAGATTCAATTTATTTGACTTTAGATAAACTTGTTGAAAAATTTTGTAAAGATAAAACTAAAGAACAAATTATAAATTTTATTGATAAAGTTGTTGATGGTAAAATTGAACCATTTATTGAAAAATGTTTTAAAGAAGTTGCTGAATACACAAATGCTTTTCAACAAAAAATGGTAATGAAACGAGAAGTAATCGCAGATAAGGGTATCTGGACTGCTAAAAAAAGATATATTCTTAATGTGTTAGATGAAGAAGGTATTAGATTAGATGACCCTAAATTAAAGATTATGGGTATTGAGGCAGTTAGATCATCAACACCTGAAGTATGCCGAGGTAAAATTAAAGAATGTATTAAAATGATTATGACTAAAGATGAAGCAGACGTACAAAAGTTTATTGCTGATTTTAAGAAAGAATTTTTTACAATGAAAGCAGAACAAATATCTTTTCCTAGAAGTTGTAATAATATTAAAAAATATAGAGATAGTAATAGTGTGTTTATTAAAGGTTCGCCTATTCATGTAAAAGGTGCTTTAATTTACAATCATCAAATAAAAGAAAAAGGTTTAGATCATAAGTATCCTTATATTAATGATGGCGATAAGATTAAGTTTATTAAATTAATAGGGGCAAATCCATTTAAGTTTGATGTAATAAGTTATGTTACAACACTACCAAGTGAGTTTAAACTACAAGATTATATTGATTATGAAACTCAGTTTGAAAAAACTTTTATTGATCCTATTAGTTTTATACTTAACTCTATTGGCTGGTCAGCTGAACCTAAGGCAAGTTTAGAAAGTTTTTTTTAATGAGAGTATTACCACTATTTTCAAAAGTCTTTTATGAGACAGTATTAGATTTTTCAGATGATGATTTAAATATGTTTAAGTCTGTTATTGACACTTATGATATAGAGAGATCAGGTACAAAATTAGATACAAGTAATAATAGTTTATCTATCAAAACAAAAGAACTATTTAAAAATCCTACGTTTACAGAGTTAGTAAAAAAAATAAGTGATGAGTTTCTATTATTTCAAAATAAGTATATGAAATATACTAATAATAATTTTGAGATAACAACCTCATGGGCAACAATAACAAAACCTAAACAAGAGTCTAATTTTCATAATCATTTTAATAGTATGTACAGTGGCATATTCTATATAAACACACCTAAAAATTCAGGTAATATAATGTTTGAAGACTATAGAGATAAAAGATATAACTTA